GCACAACTAAAAGTGCGAGTGGAACCTTTCTCAGCTTTACGAATTGTAACAGGCTCGTCCTTTAAATTTGCACGGAAAACCGGATGGTATTGAATGCCATTCTCGTAGCGCAAAAGAATATTTTCAATTCTAGTGTGCATCTCGGGCGTCACATCCACACGGTCAGTTGGTATTCCACTCGAATCACATATTGGAACAATATGTTTCCTCTTCGATTCACACCAAGGAAAGCCCGCTGAAGTAGATCGCTTCATAGCGTCGATAAAAGCCACAGATGGAACTCCGTTTATGGCTGTATCAAGATCCAGGGGCTTAATTAGCGCAATTTCGGACTGGGGCAACTTCTCCAAAACATCCGTCAGGTAACCATTCTTGCACAATTCCAAAATCTGGTAATTCACGGTATCATATGTTTGAATAGCGTGATCCAGAGTAGAATGCTTTGGAAGGTACCCGCGAAGAATAGGAGGTCTAACCTCATCTCGCAAAGCGAATGGTCCATCATCACGAGTTCCCTCCATGAAAGCTTGTTTCAAGTAGGTATCTCCAACTTTAGAAGTGTGACCATCCCGAAATTGTAACGATCCATAATATTCCATGCTACCATATTCCTGAAGGAACCTAAAAGGACTCTTCGGATGAATGGCAGCTTGGACAATTATAGGACCAGTTTTATCGCTCTCCAATACAGGAAAACTTGGCTGAATCCGGCTCTGAGGAGGAAAAGACAAAGCTAGTGTATTAATAAGCTCCCGCGTTATCTTCGTGGAAAACGCTTTATGCCTACCAGCTATGTCCATCTTTCCTCCCACATGTAAACCAACGAGTATTATACGATTATCCATTTCAACGAACAAAGGGCTACCACAATCCCCGTCTTCAGTGGGGCGTGGTGCGGTGGAACGATAGGTATCCAAGGTTAAACTTCCAGACCCTCCCGGCAGTTCCATTCTATTCATTTCGTTGACAATGTTAATATGTCGATCTACTGTTATAGAGCCGTCCTCTTCGCGGCGCATTCGATACCCGTTAGTAGTGGGCAAGCGAGTTGCGTTCTCAAGCATATATTCAGTCAAATGAGGATTATTAGGAAGATCAATAATGCGAAACATGCACAAATCTTTATCTTCCAGGGTATGGACGTTTATTCCATACGCTAGATTAAAAGTTCGTCGAAAACCCACTGCGTCAGTAGGTTTGCACTTAGAGATGGTCATAGACGTAGGCCTATCCCACAGAAAATGTGCATTCGTGATATATAATTGTCCTCCAATGCCTAGAGCACGGCCGAACTTCGATCTTTCACTACCGTGAGTAGTGAAATAGAAGCAATTGCCTTCGAAAGCTTTAAGTTGCTCCTCCACCGTAATGCCCTTGCGTGATAACAATTTCCGTGATAAATCATATGAGGAAATTGAT